CGGCTGCGCCGTTGAGCCTCGATGGTTCACAGCTTGATCCGGACCCGGATTTTTGGGCGGTGGTGGCTCAGTTTGTGACGCTGGGCGGGTTTGCGGCGCTGGCTGCAATCGTGATCAACGTGTTTAAGGCCATCGGCGTGGTTAAAGACGACACGGCCGGAACATGGGCGGCCGGGATCAACCTGGCGGGACTGATCGCTTTGTATGTGACCAAGATCGTCTCGCCCGACCTTAACATCGCGGGCATCGATGCGCATTTCTCGCAACTGGCTGAAATTTTGACTTTGGTTTTTGCATACGTGGTGCAGAACTGGGTCAGCCGGGGGACGCATGAGGTGTTGGCCAGCGGCAAGGTGCCCTTGATCGGGACGTCTTACAGCCGGACAGAGCCTTTTTAGGCGATGGACTGGGCAACGGTTGGGCTGTTGTTGACGGCGCTGGGCGCGGGCAGCGTGATCAGCCTGCTGATCAAGGCGCGGATTGATAGACCGCTGCGCGAGGCGGAGACCAGGAAGGCGCAGGATGATGCGGACCATGCAAGCGCCTTGAACTATGCCCAGCTTTCGGAGTTGTTTTCATCGACGGCCGGGAAACTGGTTGAGGCGCAAAACGCGCAAATCGGCGCTTTGCAGCAGGACTTTAACAAGATGCGGGCCGAGAACGCCGGACTGATCTGTGAGATCGGGCGGCTGGACGGGGTGGTTAACGAGCTGAGAAAAGAGAACGCGATGAAGAGCACTGAAGCCGAGCGGATGCACGAAGAAATTATGGCGCTTAAACGACAGCTTGCGGACCGGAACGGGAAAATCGCCCATCTGGAGGCGGAGAACGGGTTGCTGCGGGACCGCGTGACCGAACTGGAGCGGAAACTTGAGAAACTGGTTGGAGGCGATGGGTGACGATCAGGAAGCATGACCCCCAGGAACTGATCCAGCTGGCTTTGCGGCTGGACCTTCCGGACCCTGAAGAACATCAGGGGATGACGCCGGAGGAGGTTCAACGCGTCAGTATGGCGGCGATGGGGGCGCTGGATGCGCTGGTCGAGACGCGGAAGGATGGGGTTGCTCCGCCTGGGCCGGGGTCTCCTGACCCTTGGCACTTCGCTGGTGCGTCTGGAGACGCTCCAGCTCGCCACGATGCCACCCTTTGGCTGGATGATTACGTGCGGCTGCGGGAGATGGGCTATGACTGGCGGGTGGCGGCCTATATCGCGTGGGAGGCCAGCCCGAAGGGCAGCCGGTGGCCCGGGAGCGTGACCGACCTGGCGACCGAGGTTTTGGGGTTGAAAAGTCCCCGGGTGATCTATACCTGGCGGAAGAAGAATCCTGACATTGACAACGTGGTTTCGATGATGCAGAGCGCACCGCTCTATGCGCACCGGCGGGACGTGATCGAGGCGCTGGTCGCTGTGGCGATGGACCCGGACTACAAGGCGCACAAGGACCGCAGGCTGTTTTTCGAGATGATCGGGGATTATACCCCCCGGAAGGACGTCAGCCTTAATGACAAGCGGGCGTTGAAAGACGATGACCTGAGCGCTCTGAGCGACGAGGAACTGGCCAGGCGGGCGGCAGCGCTGAAGGGATCGGATGCGCCTGAGCCGCCTTCCGATGAAGGCGGCACTGCACTGGAGCAACTTGATGCTGCCCAGTTAGATCCGCCTTCCCATGAAGGCGGCACTGCACTGGAGCAACTTGATGCTGCCCAGTTAGATCCGCCTGAAACCGGGATTGCTTCGTCGGCTTTGCCTCCTCGCAATGACACAATGGTGGATGATGATCCTCAGCTTGAAAGTGAAGGGTCTCGTGACTGAGCAGGCTGTGATGGTGACCCCTGAGGCGGCGGAACTGGAACGGATCCGGCGGGAGCAGGCCAGGCGGCATCTGGTGGATTTTGCCGAGTATGTCAGCACCTGGTATCAGGCCTACCCTCACCATGTTAGGATCGCTGAGGCTCTGGAGCAGGTGGGGCGATATATCGCGACCGGCGGCAAGGAGGGCATCGGGCGGTTGATGGTCTTTATGCCTCCTCGACATGGGAAAACCGAGCTGGTCTCGAGGCAGTTCCCGGCCTGGCTGCTGGGGCGGCGGCCGGATACCCGGATCATCCTGACCTCGTATAACGGGGACCGGGCCAACGCGAACAGCCGGGCAGCTCGTGATCTGGTGATGGACCAGCGGTACGGCTGTGTTTTTGGCGATATGTCCAGTATGGATGCTCCGGTGGAGATCTCGGATGACAGCCGGAGCGTGACGGCCTGGGATCTGGCGAAACCCAACCGCGGCGGGGTGGTGGCGGCGGGCGTGGGCGGTGGGATCACGGGCACGGGCGCGCATCTTTTGGTGGTGGATGACCCGGTGCGGAACCGGGAGGAAGCGGAGAGCCAGGTACGGCGGGACTATGTCTGGCAGTGGTGGACCTCAACGGCCTATACCCGGCTGGAGCAGGGCGGGGCGGTGGTGATCATCTTAACCCGGTGGCATCCGGACGACCTGGCAGGGCGGCTGCTCTCCGAGATGGTGTCTGACCCGATGGCGGACCAATATACCGTGATCAACCTTCCGGCGACCTGGGAAAGACCAAGTACCCCAGAAGGCAAGGATTTTGAACAGTACCACAACGACATGCTGCTCAACGGGATCTGGACGGACGAGGCGGATCAACTGGGGCGGGCAGAGGGGGAGGCGCTGTGGCCGGAAAAATATGACGTGACCGATCTGGCGAGGATCGAGGCGAACGTTGGGCCGCATGACTGGTCATCCCTGTATGGGCAGAGCCCGATCCGGCGCGAGGGGGCGATGTTTAAGCCGGAGTGGTTTGATGTTGTTGAGAAACCGCCCGAAAAGGTGGTCGCCCGGGTGCGATATTGGGACAAGGCGGGGAAAGAGGGCGGCGGGGACTATACCGCGGGCGTGCTGATGAGCAAGACCGCCGAGGGGCGGTATTACGTTGAGCATGTGGTCCGGGAGCAACTCTCGATCTATCGCCGCAACAAAAAAATCAGGAAGATGATCGATATGGATTTGACGCTGCCGGGGCCGACGACCCGAGCCTGGCACGAGCTGGAGGGCGGCTCAGCTGGCCCGGAAGCGGCCATCAACCTGGTGAAGGAGATGGAGGGGCGGCCGATCCAACCTGACCCGGTGGGGAACAAGAGCAAGGAAGTGCGGGCGAGCGCGCTGGCCAACGCCTGCGAAGCGCAACTGGTGCACCTGGTGAAGAGCAACTGGAACCGGGAATTTATTGACGAGCTGATGATGTTCCCGAGGGGCAAACATGACGACCAGGTGGACGCGGCCGCAGGGGCGTTTAACCAACTGGCCCGGAGCGGGCGGAGCGGGGTGTATTGATGGCGAAACTTAACTGGCTGACACGGACGGGCGCGGATGTTTTCCGGACGTTGCGGATCTGGGGCAAGGCGGTGCGGGGGCAGCGCTATTCCGTGACCACGATCAACTCCAACGGGGTGGAGGTGGTCCGCCTGGTGGATTATGGGACGTACTGCGAGGAGGGCTATAAGCGCAACGCGGTGGTGTATGCCTCCGTGCGGGAGATCGCCCGGACGGCGCCCAGCGCGAGGTTGCAGGTTCACCGGCGGCTGACCCGGGGGCAGACCGAGATTTTTGAGGACAGCCCTTTGCAGACCGTTTTGGACATGCCCAACCCCCGGCAGAGCCACTATGACTTTGTCGAGATGCTGTTGACCTATCTCAACCTGGACGGGAACGCGTTCATTTTGCGGGAGCGGGGGGACGGGCTGCGGGGTGAGACCGTTGCGATGTGGCTGCCCAGGCCGGACAAGATGACGCCCGTGATCGACACGCGCAGGCAGGTTTATGACGAGGGCGCTCTGCTGGGGTACAGCTATATGATGCAAAATGGTGAAAAAGTGCTGTTTATGCCGGAGCAGGTGATCCATATCAAGTACCCGGACCCTAACGACCCGTATCACGGGCTGGGGCGGGGGATCCCGCCGCTGATGGCAGCGGCATATGACGCGGATAACGATAACAGCCAGACCACGTTCATCAAGCAGTTTTTTAAGAACGGTGCGGTGCCCAGCGGGATCATCAAGAGCCGCAACATCCTGGATGACAGCGAGGTCAAGCGGATCCAGAACCGGATCTCGGAGCAGTATGCCGGGGAGCAGAACTGGCATAAGGTGATGGTTTTGGACGCGGACGCTGAATATCAGCAGACGGGGTTGAACCTGAGTGAGATGGTTTTCCCGGACCTGCGGGCGATCTCTGAGACCCGGATCTGCGCGGCTTTTAAGGTGCCGCCGGTGCTGATCGGGGTCAAGCCGGGGCTGGACGCGGCGACCTACAGCAACTATGCGCTGGCGCGGCGGGCGCTGTGGGAGGACAACATCATCCCGACCACGACCAAGCTGGCGGAGGCACTGACCCGGGCTTTTTTGGGTGAGCTGGAGGCGGACACCTTAATCCTGCCGGATTACAGCCAGGTGGTGGCTTTGCAGGACGACCGCACCAACCGGTTTGCCCGGTCCAACCAGGCGATTTTGGGCGGGTGGATCACGGTGAATGAGGCGCGGCGGGAAGTGGGCCTGGGGCCATTACCGATCGGCGTTGGTGATGTGCTTTACCGGCCGCTGATGGTGGAGGCGATTGACGACGGGCCGGGGGACGCGGCCTCAAAGCGATACGACGTGATCCCTGTTCGGACGAAACGAGAAAAAGGGGCTGGGCAGGTGAAAAATCTGAACGGCGAGATCGTGTGGAAGCGGTTTGACCGGATCGCCCGGGCCTGGGAGAAAAAATTTCAGGATAAGGCTGTGGAGATCTTTGGGAAAGAGGCCCGCGGGGTGGAAGCGGCGATCCGGAGCGAAAAGGGGCAGAGTATCAAGGCGATCGATTATGACGCGATCCGGAAGGCGATTGAGGCTTGGCTGGCTGCGCATGGGCTGAGCGCCTGGGCGGACGGATTTATGCCGCTGATGCTGGGGCTGACGAACGACCAGGTGGCAGAGTGGGTCGCCGCGCTGGGGGTGGACTGGGGAATTGAGAACCCGGCCGTGGAGGCTTTTATCCGGCAGTACAGCTTCCGGTTCGCGGAAATGGTTGGGGAGACCACGCGGGAGAAGATCCGCGGGATGATGAGCGCCGCACAGGATGAGGGCTGGTCGATCACGAAGATGATCGATGAGATCCAGGCCATTTATGGCGGCTGGTCGGAGACGCGGGCGGAGATGATCGCCCGGAGCGAAACGATCCGGAGCTCGAACGCCGGGCAGGTGGAGGCCTTCCGGCAGGCGGGGATTGAAGAGCACGAGTGGTATGCGAGCCTGGACGAACGGACCTGCCCGTTTTGCGCTGAGATGCATGGGCAGAAGATCGCTGTGGGCGGCGTGTGGCAGCCGGAGGGCGCTGAGATGGTGGTGAGCGGACAACGGCTGGTGATGAATTATGGTGATGTGCTGTACCCGCCGCTGCATCCGGCCTGCCGGTGTACAACGATGGCGGTGTTGGGTGACTAGGGGTTGCTTCGTCGCTCTGACGAGCTCCTCGCAATGACAAACGAGGTCTGATATGGAAAACAAGATGGTAACAAAAATATTTCCGAGTTTTACAAAAAGCCTGGACGCTGAGACGGGGATCGTGGAGGCGTATGTGAGCGTGTTTGGGATCATGGATCAGGATGACCCGCCCGACATCATCGAGCTGGGAGCTTTTGCGAAAACGATCCAGGAGCGGGGACCCGCAGGGGCGCGGAAGATCCGGGTTTTGCACCAG